CATTATTTCCTTAACCTTCATTTTTACTCCTAATCGCCAGCTACAAAAACTTCTACATTAACATGATTAGTGCTAGTTCCGCCAGAACCATTCCCAGTTGCTAATGTTAAAGCTGAACTAGCTCCGCATCTTGGTAATACTATAGCTTCTCCATTTAACAATTCAGCTATTACATCACTATCATGTTTAATTAATAATGAAGTTGTTGAATTATCTGAAACTGTACCATCTGAAACTAATGTTCCAAGATGTTTAATAAAAACTAGATCTGAATCTGCATCATTAGCTATAGCTCCAGCATTAGAACTATTAGTTAATTGTGTATATGTACCATTTGCCCAAGAACCACCAGTACCACCTAATGCTTCAATCCCTGTTCCTACTACCGTACCGCTTCCGCCTAATGTTTTTCTAACATCTTCATGTATTACAGTCATTGCTTGAAAAACTCCTGCTTCTGCATCTACCGAAACTTTTGGTGTGACAGAAACTGCAAAATCTGGTTTATTTTGATCTGCCATATTTTATTCTCCTTGTCTTTGTTGTTTAGCAGAAGGTGCAAACTTAGTCTCATATTGAGCTGATAAAAGTTGTATTTCAGACTGCATCCATTGATATTCTGTCTGAGCTTTCTGCATTTGTGTTGTAAAATCTTGTATTACTGCTTGTACTTTTTGACCGTATGCACTTAGATTTGTTTGTCCTTCCTGGGTATAAGCACTTAATTTATTTTGAGTTTCTGCTGAATATAAGCTTAAGCTTGATTGGATTTCAGCAGAATAAGATCCGATCTCAGCTTGATATTTACTTAAATTAGAATTAATTCTTGTTGATTCTTCTTGTAACTCAGCACTATACCTAGCAACCTCTGCTTGAGTAAGACCAGATTTTTTAGATATATCTGCTTGGTATTCTTGAAGCATCGCACCTACTCTTGCTTGATATGCAGATAACTCTTGTTGAAATTTTGCTTGCCATTTTGCAAACTCAACTTGCATTTCATTGCTAGTCCAAACTACAACTAGTTCATTTAAATCAGCTTGATATTTACTCATCTCTGCTTGATATCTTTGCATTGTGCTTGCATATTCTTGTATATGTCTTTGTAAAGCTTGTGCTTTGTTTTGAATATCAACATTAGTACTTAAAGACATCTTTTCAACAAGCGCTTGAGTATTAGATTGCCACTCAGTTACATCGCTTTGGCTTTCAGTCTGATATTTTGCATTATCTTCATTAAATTTATTTAAAGAATCTTGTAATTTAGAAGAAAATTCTTGCACCTGACCATTGATGACTGCCATTCTAGCTTGAACCATTTCAGGATCTTCTCCTTTAGTTGCATCACTAACCCAATCATCAGCATCACTCCAATCTGGAGCATTCATTACTGGAGGAGTATAGTCAGGAGGAGTTGTTCCTAAAGTTATAGTTCTAGAAGCATCATATTCTGCTTGTAGTGCAGCATCGCCAATAACAAATACTGGAGGATCTGGCACTGGAGGAGAAGTGGCGCTAGATAAATCTAGATCACCAATAACTGGGTCGGCTATTGGAACAAAAGTGGGAAGACTAATATCGTCTGGCATATCCACTGCTGCAACGCTACTAACGAGAGAGAGGTCTATTGTTGGCGCTACTGGCACACTTGCTAAAGCTGGTGCATCTGGTAGTGTTGGCACACTGGGCAACACTAACGTTGGTAGCGATATAGATGGTGGTAGCGAATAGCCGACCAATTTTTCATTTAAAACTTTTATAGCCGCATATAATACAACCATTGGATAATATTCTACTGGAAAATTAGATATAGATGGGGTACTTGTGTCAGATATTGTCCCGTACTTAGCAACATCGACAGAACCTACAGCACTATTAGTCGTTGCTGGTAAAATATATACATTACCATTACGTAAATACCAAACAGGATATTCTTCTGAAGCAAGTAATAAACTTTCACTGTTTGCAGCTTCAAATCTATTTGATGCAGGAATTTTTGTTGCAACTTTAGATCCTCGCACCACATTAATAATACGATGGTGACTAGATACGCCCATGCCTGATCCATTATTAGATGTTTCTCCGCCTTGCCCACCAAACTGTTCAAGTTGGCTTGGATCTGATTTAGCTATACGATCTACAATATCTTTTACAGCGTCGCTTAACCATTGACTAATTTGAGTCCCTGATGAAGAACCTGCTAATGCTTCTACTTGTGTTGTAAAACTTGCCATATTTTCCTTTCTGGAAGCGGGGGAGGGCAGTCAGGAGGCTTAGACTGCACACTCCCCATCCATTTACTTTGTCGTTACTTCCATATTGCGTGAGCTTCTGGCATTACAATATCCAAACCAGCCTCAGTTTGTATGAGGTCAATTCGTCTATCCACACCAGTATTCTCAAGACTCTGTACACCAACATAAATTGAAGTGTCACGATTCACGCCATTACCGACCAATGGTCTGTAAGCAACATGTTTCATATTGACAGCTACAATTTTAGCTGCAGATTGCGCACCGTCTAGATGGATGTTACGAGTAACATTCATATCTCCATAAGGAGTAGATATTTTCGTAATGTCCAATCCGAACTTTTTGCCTTTTCCGCTAATTGCCATATCAGCACGTCCTAATGACGCAGATGAGGAACCAGCTGCAAAAGCAGCGCTACTAGCAGTTCCATCAAAACCACCTGGTTGTACGTTTGCAGCATTATTTGCAAAGTATCCAGATAATTTATGTAACCAGTTGTACACTTCGGTAGATACCATAAATAAGGTAGCTCCAGCATTATTATATCGAGGATCGACATAATTAGACATATCTTCTAAGAAATCATCAGATGTTTTCTTGGACAAGTCCATGCTAAAGAGGTTACCATTATTTAAAATGTAATCTATAACACCTTGTGAGTATCGAATAGTACCATCAGTGCCTTTTGAATTAAAAAGCAAAGCAGTTTCGATGTCCCACTTATGTTCTATGAGCTTTTGTTTCCACATTCTAGCCCATTCATCAGCAACAAGCTTCAACTGGGTTGCCCTAGCTGTGTTTGTCATCTGACAAGTGGTTTTGAATATCTGACATAGTCCATAGACATCTTTGAAAGGAGAATCTTTCCAACTATCAGGAAAGGTTGATCCTTCCGCATGTGCACTACCAACTACATAGCATTTATCGCCTTCTGATGGAGCAGCTAAACTAAAAACGTCGAAATTGCTTCCGCCATTATTAAACTGTCCACCTGGAATAGCAAAATAGTTATATGCACCAGCTGCTATACCGCGAACTACTTTTACACTTGCATAACAAGCTGTAGCGTCCGAGCCAGAGCCAGAAGTAGAAGTAGCAACCCCAACCACGCGCACAACAAGGTAATCCTCATCGTACGAAGCTGCGGGAGGAACTTCATTATCAACTAATGCCGTATGCACAGAAGTGTCGGTATCATGTTTCCGAATAGGAATCTTCAGCAACTGTCCAGCCATTAAGAACTGAGGCTGTGTGCCTGTAGCTCCAATAGCTATTGCAGTCTGTCCTAAGATAGACTGTACGTTACCAGCGGATTCATAATCTGCTTCTAGCTTTATACTAAAGACTTGATCTTTAGCTAACTTTGCTGAAGCTAGATTCATTACATTATAAGCACTATCTGCAACTGTGTTATAGTTACTAGCTGTACCATCTGCATCTATTGCAGTTACATAGCAATAACGTTTCATCCAGCTATGTCTTTGTTCTACTGATTTCCATTCTGGATCATCAGTTGGTTTTCTCGCTGCCATCGACAGGAAGCGAAAAAATGGGGTTTGTTCAATGCCTAATTCAGAGACCATAGGACCAAAATTATATTTTCGCCTTAGATCACCAATACCGCCACCATCGGTAGCGACAACACCTGAATTAGCTTGAGCCAAAGCCGATAAGAATTTAGGATTATCAGCCATTATTAACTCCTTTTTTTATAGGACTTAACCAAATAGATTGTCAACTCCCCCATCCGATTCTAATAATGCTTCAAAAACTGCTTTATTATGATCAGTTTCTGGTTTTGCGGCACTATTAGTTGCACTTGCTGATGTAGGTATACTACGCACAGCCTTCATTTGGTTCAGCATATCAGATTTGGTACTTTTTGCAACATTGCCCATAAACTTGTCTTTATTCTTGAGAAAATATATATCATCAAAAGAAATTTGATGAGTATCTGCCCAATTCATCATAGTATCAAAATCATCATTGCTAATCTTATGTCGATCTTTAAATTCAGCAGCAGCTCGCTGTTGTTCAGCAGTGCGTTGCTCCTTTGTTCTTGTATCTCTTTCAGACTGCAATTCGTTTTGAACTCTTGTATTAACAAGATTATCAACCATATTGTTAAATACCTTTGCCGAATCACTATTCGGACTCTGAACAGCTTCGTCCATATCGAATACAAAATCGTCGGGTAAATTAAGTTTTTCTGTCATATCTACTGGCTTTCGTCCATGTTCTAGGTATTCCTTTATTGTTTGAACCATTCCCTCATCACTTTTGAGGGACTCAATGAATGGCTTGAACGTTTCAACTTCATCTAGTTTGGCTTTCATTTTCTGAGCCTCCCTAGAAGAGTCTTTATAACGTTTTTCCCAATTAGTATCTTCACTTATAGTGGCAGCTTCTGTGGAATTGTTATCTTCCTGCTGCGTTACCATATCTGGTAAAGTACCCATTGTCTCTTGGATTTCGTTATCTTCGTCGTCAATGATCGCGCCATTCACGTCACGATCTAAAGCATCGAAGAATCCGTCTGCGGAGCCAAATACTGCTTCATTAACATCTTCCTGGCTAGGACTAGCCTCTACGTTGGTAGATGTTTCTTCAGCAACTTCTGGGTTTACCGCATCTTGGTTTTCACTCATTATTATTCTCCCTTGCCATTTAAGGCGTTAGATTCGAGTTTCATTTTCCTTCTTGTAAGATCAGCTTCTGCTTTGACTTTATCAGCACTTCTACCATAAGATGCCTTAGCATCTTGAGCAGCTTTACTAATTTCGACATCGCCTTGCATGATCTTATTCTTGATCCCAGCTTGAACAAGCTGTCTTTCAAGTGTTTCGATTGTCCCTTCTTTATCTTGTAGCGATTTTTCCATATCTTCTACTTGCGATTGCAATTGACTATATAGACTTTTACGTTTAACGATATTCTCTTTATTTCGAATATCTGTTTCAGCAAGAACTGCGATATCATCCACAACTCCTAACTGCATTAATTCCTTTAATTCAGCCAGATAAGCCCATCTGTTTAAAGGTAACGTAGATCCCGCTACAATACGGACATCAAATTTTGCAGTTTCATAATCATTCCATTTACCGATAGCTTCTCCGTAATCGTTATAAATCGGAACATTAATTTCAACTGTCTTTTCCTCATTAATATTATTTGGTTGAACAATACGCATTACTTTATGCGCCTTGTAAACCGATTGAGTATAATCTTTTACTACTTCGCCCATATGTTTTAAGGCTGGTTCTATAGAACTTTTCAACCATTGTTTTACACGTCGTGTCCCATACTCATCCAACGCCAACAAACCTCGATAGGTTTCCACATTAGGATCAGAATTTCCCATAGCAGTTGAATAAATACCAGCTAAGTATTCCATATCAGCTTTTCCAGTATCAACTATAGTATAAAAAGCATTACTAAGTTGAGCGGGTAATATTTCCTTTGGAGGTTCATACCCTTGATTAACTGGTAATAAAGCACCTGGAGCTGTTGCAAATTTTTCCCAATAATCAGTATCAACAGATCCTTCATGATAAATCCAACGTAAACTAGACCCGAGTGAGGCGTTATGTATCATAAGCTGATGAGCTTTGTTGATTTCTCTTTGTTTACCAACCAAGGGTGAAACGGCACTCAACGGAAATGGTGTCCCTGTCCATTTATATGAAAAAGGTATAATTGGATAATGACCACCTGGCAACAATGTTTCTTCCAGGATAACATCTCCACATACTTTTGTTAATTTGACTTGAGGTTTGTGAAATACGACGTGCTCCACAATAGTTTTTGCAAACTCTTCTTCTTTTTTTAATATATTATATTGCTCATAAGTGATGACCATATTGTCCACTATAGACATTTGCTTTTGCATTTCAGCCATCAACTGTATTTCCATACTAGCTAATTCTGCTTCATTGTTTTTTAGAATTTTTTCCATTTCCAATTGCATACGCTCTGGCAACATTTCACCAGCATCAACTTGTTCCTGGAAAGCTTTTGCAGATTCTTGCATAGAGACAGTCATTTCTTGCTCAGCCATTTTTAACTGTTCTTCAACTTTAGACTGTATTTCAGCCATCTCCTCTTTGCTCGGAAGTTTTTGGTAAAAAACATTACAATATTTTGTACTTTCTCTTTCATAGCATTCAAAATATTCTATTAAATCTTCTTGCTTACCATCCCTATCATAAGACATAGTTATATCTTTATATTGAAAATCATTCGAATCTGACATTCCTTTTGTAAAATTTTGATCAGATTCATTAGAGTGAGATGATTTTTTTATTTTAGATTCATATTCAGGATGCATATGAATTAATTGCGTTTTAGGTAAAACTTTTCTAACAATAATATGACTTGCATCTCTATATAAAGGATCT